AAGTTTTTTTGCTAAAAAAGAACAAGATCCACATATAGTTCTTTATGAAGAAGTAAAACCAGAGCATTGTCCAAAGCATCTCTATTTTAGAAAAAGCTGTAAAGCTTGTCAGGAGATAGTGGCGTAATGGCTTATACTTTAGATAATTTAAGAACTGATATTAGAAATTATACAGAAGTCGATGATAGTGTTCTGTCAAACACAGTGTTAGAAACTATCATCAAAAACACAGAAAATAAAATTTATAGAGAAGCTGATTCTGATGACAATAGATTTTATGCTACATCACAGTTAGTTACAGGAAATAGATATGTAACCATTCCATCTGATCTAAGATTTATAAGATATGCACAATTAAAAAATTCTTCAGGAGATCAGGTATTTTTAGAAAAAAAAGATACAAGTTATATGGCAGCTTATTATGATACTCCAGGCACGCAGTCTGGTTTTCCTAAATATTATGCAAACTGGGACGCAGAATTTTGGGTAGTAGCACCTACACCAGATTCAACTTATGAAATTACATTAGCTTATGTAAAACAACCAATAAGTTTAACTAATACAACACAACCAAGTGCAGCTCCAGCAGCTACAAATGGAACTTACATATCCAATAAATATCAGGATTTACTTTTGTATGGATGTCTGGTAGAAGCATATGGATACTTGAAAGGTCCTGCAGATATGTTACAATACTACATGCAGGCTTATCAAAAAGCTCTTCAATCGTACGCGATCGAACAACAAGGTCGTAGACGCCGAGACGAATACCAAGATGGTGTTATTCGTACTCCTTTAAAATCACCATCACCATAATATTAAGGAGATAAAATATGGCAAACGTAGTACCGTTTTCTTTTAAAGGCGAATTAATGTCAGGAACACATAATTTTTCTACTGGCGGAGACGCTTTTAAAATAGCATTGTACACATCTAATCCTTACTCAACGTCTAGCACAGTTGCTTTAACTACGAATGAAGTTTCTTCTGCAGGTAGTTCAAACTATGTTAGAAAAGCTTTAGGTAGTCAAGCTGTTGTAGCTTCAACTGCAACTACGTCTGTAGACTTTGCAGATGTAACATGGTCAAGCGCAACTTTCACTGCAGCTTTTGCAGCGATATATAATGACGACCAAGGCGATAAATTGTGTGTAGTTTTAGATTTCGGTGGAAGTAAGACAGCAACGAATGGTGACTTCACTATTTCGTTTCCTGATCCTTCTACTGCTAGCAATGCAATTATTAGTTTAACATCGTAAGGTTTTAAATGGCGTTTAAATTAAATGATAGGGTAAAAGAATCCAGTGCAACTACTGGAACAGGTACGTTTACACTAGGTGGAGCAGTTTCAGGTTTTGAATCTTTTTCTGCTGGTATCGGTGGAGACAACACTACTTATTACTGTATCTTTGAAACAGGAACAAATAATTTTGAAGTTGGTCTTGGAACTTTAAATACAGGGGCAAGCACACTCGCTAGAACTTATGTTATCTCCAGTTCTAATAGTGATGCAAAAGTAAACTTTGCAGGTGCAACAGAAGTATTTTGTACTGTTCCGGGTGCAAAGATAGGTTTACCTACACCAGAAGAATATGGTTCATCTTCAGCGCCAAAAGTTATTACAGTTACAGTTGATTCTAAATCAGGTAATCATCCTTATCAAAGTGCAGGAGGAGCATCAGCTAACGCTTATTATTTTGATGGACTAGAATCTCCAGCGATAACATTATCTGGAGCAGATTCATCTTATCCATATTATTATAGATTCGATCAATCTGATTCATCAAACAGTTCACACCCTTTAAGATTTTATTTAGAAGCAGATAAATCTACAGCATATACAACTAACGTAACTACAAACGGAACTGCAGGTAGTTCTGGTGCGTACACACAAATAGCTGTAGATGCAAACACACCAAATATTTTATACTATCAATGTTCATCTCATGCTTACATGGGTAATTTTGTTAACGTTGTATCTAATAGAGTAAATGGTGATTTAACTGTCGGATCTAAATTAAAGATGCCAACAAATACAGCTAACAAAATTTTAGTAGCTGATGGCACATCATTTGAAGAAGTTGATATATCTGGAGATGCAACAATAGCATCTGGCGGAGCTTTAACATTAGCTAATACAAGTGTTTCTGCAGGAAGTTATACAACAGCTTCAATTACTGTAGATGCAAAAGGAAGATTAACAGCAGCGTCTAGTGGAACAGCAGGAATATCAGCAGGATTTGCGGTTGCAATGGCAATAGCATTATAGTAAAGGAGTAATATGGCACAAGATTTTGAAAGATACGGAGACCAGGATGTAGGAACATCAGCAGTTGCTATTCATACTAGTAACTCAGATGATGCAATCATCTCTATCCGTTTAGCAAACACAACTACATCAACAATAAACGCAAGTGTGTTTGTTACATCATCAGTAACAGGTGGTTCTCAGGACCACTACTTAATTAAAAATGCACCGATTGTCAGTGGCGGATCGTTAGAGCTGATAGACGGTGGAAGTAAAATAGTAATTGAATCGGGAGACGTGGTAAAAGCACAGTCCGACACAGCAAGTTCGTTAAGTGTTTGGATGTCTGTTGTCGATGCAATTAGTACGTAAGGAGATTCATGGCCTATTTAGGAAACGCACCAGCAAGAAGTTTCATAAGTTTTGAGAGACAAGTATTTACAATCGTAAACTCTCAAACTGCATACACATTAGATCATTCTGTAAATAACGAAAATGATATCCGGCTAGTGGTGAACAATGTTGTTCAGGAGCCAGGATCCGGTAAAGCATACACTGCATCGGGCACTACCCTTACGCTATCCGCAGCGTTAGTTAATGGTACGGACGAAATGTATTGTGTGTTCTTAGGTAGAGCTGTTGCAACAAATAAACCTGGTGCAGGATCAGTGGGCACTACAGAATTAGCTGCAGATGCAGTGACTGGTGCTAAGATTGCTGACGATGCAATTAGTGATGAACATCTTGATCCAACTGCAATTACAGGTCAAACTGCAGAAACAACAATTGCAGATGATGATTTAATTTTAATATCAGATACTTCGGCTTCAGCAGCGTTGAAAAAAATGACAAAATCTAATTTTGTATCTGGTGTTGGTGGAACTAATACTCCATATTTTCAAGCTAAACGATCAACATCACAGGATGTTTCAGATGGAAGTACAACAAAAATTCAATTTGACACTATTGTTTTAGATAGTGCATCAGGTTGGGATAGTTCAGATTACAAATGGACAGTCCCAAGTGGTCAGGCAGGAAAATATTTTATATCAGTAGCAGTAGAAGCAGATAGTTCAAGTGATAATGCTGTGTGTTGGGGAATTTCTAAAATTTTTGTAAATAATAGTGAAACAGATGTAACTGAAGTTAGAACACAAGTAGCTAAAGGAAATTTAGTAGATAAAATTCATGCAATTACTCAAGTTTTAAAAGATCTTTCTGTTGGTGATTATGTTCAAGGATATGGAATATCTTATGCAAATGGAACACCACGATTTCAAGGTGGCACAACCAGAATGACAATATTTAAATTAGTAGAATAGGATAAATTATGGCAATAGATAAAGTAACAACACCTGCAGTAACTGATGATTCGATAACAGCAGCTAAAATTAATAACGATATTATTTCTGGTTCAACAGAACTTGCAGCTGAACCAGCAGATACAGATGAATTTTTAGTATCAGATGCAGGTACTCTTAAAAGAGTTGATTATTCTTATATTAAAGGTGGTGGTTGTTGGGAAAAATTAGATACAATTACAATATCAGGTACTACTTCTCAAATAGAACATGAAGAAGCTAATTTTACATCAACTCATAGAGATTATAAAATTATGTTTTCTGGTTTAACTAGCACAGCAGATAATGCTTTATATATGCGAATAGCTGGTGATGGTGCAACACTTTTATCTACAAGTGATTACACTTATGCTGTTCAAGGTATAAAAGCTAATACAGCTACAAATACTCAATATAGCACAAGTGCAGATAAATTTTATATAGGAGGAACTTATACTGGAACTGGTGGAGCATATACATCAAATTTTGAAATAAATTTATATAATCCATTAAGCACTTCTACTTATATGACTTGGTCTGGGGTTGGTATGCAAACTGATGATGGTGATAAAACAATGACATTTACTGGAGCTGGTCAATATGTTGCTGCTGATAGTACTGCTATGAAAAGATTTGTTTTTTACAGAGGTAGTGGAGATTTTAATGGTGGTGTAATAACTTTATATGGGAGAATTGCATAATGCCTAGATATAAAATGGTTGGAAATAACCGAATAGAATTAAATGCTGAAGAGTTAGCTGAATTAAATG